AGTTTGTTGAACTCAGATACACTTATACCTAACTTTTCAAATGCTCGCTTAGGTGTGCTTAGACCGTCTGCCGCATCCTGTGAGGACTTGTTCAACTTAGTGAGTGAATTGGCAAACTCGGTAGTCGATACATCAGACTGCGAAATGGCCAGCCGCATCTCACTTAGAAACTCAGCACTAGCACCAGTCCTCACGCCTAGCTTTTGGATAGCATCAGCCGCATCAATGGACTTTTTAGCCATTGCACCCATACCACCCGCAACCGCAACGCCAGCAAGTGCGCCGATGGACTTCATCGCCGTATTTATGCCCTTAAAAGCCTTATTCAGGTTTTTATTTAGCTTTTGACCTTCCCGCGAAGCCTTATCCATCGAAGCCTTAAACTTCGCTATATTCGCGCTTACATCAATTTCAATTGCTGAGGACATTTAATTTAATCTTGCGTTGTGTTGGCTAAAAAATAGCGTGTATTCGGCTATGGCAACCGAAGGATCAGGCTCTGGTTTGTTTCTGCTTGGTATTAAATCGCTAGGGCTTGTTTTACTCCCCAAAGCGGTTAATACCGCCGCCGTATTGATTGCCAGTAAATCCCGAACCTGGACTAAAATAGGCGACTCATCACGCCAAGCCGTAGACCAGCGCATCACGTCATGGGGCGATACGCTGTCTAATGGCTGGCCTGTTACTTCCGCGATCAGATGCTTTAGTCCGAGGTCTGGTCGCTCTTGGAGTTTTTTGCGTATTTCTCCGCTACTTGTGCGATTCCTGCAAACTCGTTGATACCGTTAGCGACTGTTAGAACAACCGCCATATCAACACCGCTTAACCTTTCCTTAATTAGCGGTATTTGCTGTGGCTTGAAAATCGGCTTACCTTCTTCGTCAACTAAGCAAAGCTGAATAAGTCGAGAACTTTCATCGTTAGACCCTGACTTTTCATACAGGGCCATACACTCATCAAAAGACAACTGCTTAACGTAAAAACTCTCTGCTTTGGATTTGCTGACTTTTATATCAACCTTATCCATTATGTCTGAGCCGTTTGTGCGTGTGCGATAGTAACCGCGCCAGTTACGCGAAGGTTCAATGTCCCCTCTTGCTTGCCACCCGCTCCGCCTGTAAGGGCGATGCTTGACACGTCAGCAGTAAATACAAAGCTGGTCACCGTTGAAACGCCGTTCTCCACCATCTCAACCTTGAATAGGCCGGCAGTGCTAGAACTCTCAAGAACCAATAACGCTTGATGTTCTGTATCAGTACCATCAAAGTTAAAAGGGAATGAGACAGAACCATAATCAGGAATGTCTAACTCGTATTCCTTTGCGGTTGACTGCAAGTCAGTCATATCAATCTCGCCACGCGATGCCTCTGGTTTTTGAACCTGAGTTACACCGTTAATAATGTCGTAACTAGTACCGCTATCTGCCGAGTACCATAATTTACAATTTTGCGCCTTAGTGCCTGCCATTTTGAATCTCCAAAAAAAAGACCGCTAAATAGCGGCCTGTAAAGTTAAGTGTTAAAAGTTGTTAGGGCGTTTGAAACCAAATAGTGAAATCAACGGCAAAGCCGAAAATTTGCTCATCAGGATCACGCCCTAGTGACCTCTGATAAATTCTTGAAACATTTAGGGATTTAACCCCTGTAATTGCGTACTGTGCTAACTGTTTAGCCTCAGTCGGTGAATCAGCCCATACAGAAAGCTGTATAAGATGCTCACCCTCTGGACTAGAACCGCTCAAATCAGCCGTATCTAATCCGCTTATTAGTTGATATGTTGAGAACGGCACTACAGCATCAGACTTATACTCAAGTGCAAGTGCTGTTACACCGCTTGAGAAGTCAGAGTCAGCCATTGCCGCCGCATAAAATTCAGTGTCCCAACTCATTTACGCAGCCTCTCAATTTTGCGCTGATAAAACGCAATCTTTTTCTCTAAAATGTTTCTAAATGTTCGTACCGCCTCTTCTTTCTTGCTCTGAAAAGCTGGACGCATAAAAGGCTGTGCTGGTTGCTTAACCGTTCCGTTCTCAACCATGTGGGCGTAATGCGCTCGCGCTCTCTTGCCCCTGCGGTTTATCGTTACCTTATACATGCCGACCCATTTAGAATGGCTGCGAACTTTCTTAGTAACTATTGACTGTGCGAGGTTTCCTGTTTTCTTAGGCGCTAATTCTTTAGCTTCCAACTCAAGCAGTTTTGTTGCCGCTCTTGTCGCTGACTGTAACGCTTTGTTCCTGAAATCATCGGGTAGAGCCTTTAACTCTTTGTTGAGAGCCGCTAAACCTTTTATCTCAAATTTAGCTTCCATTTATGCGCCGTGAACCGTTGCAGATATGAGTAAATACTGACCCCGCCCTATTGGATCAACAATGCTGTTAATCTCGTAAATAGTTGAGCCTTCAGTTATTCGCATCTTGTTCGTAACGTCCGAGCGATATCGAATTTTGATATCTATAGATTGCCTTGTGAAGTCCCTGTCGCCCGATTGCTCGCCAGCCTTGCTTGGCCTAATGCTCGCCCATACCGTCGCCACTGTCGCCCATGTAGGCTCTGAGTAATCGCCGTTGGTTGTCGCGCCGTGAGTTAGTGATTCAATCACTACCTTGTGACGTAATTCGCCAGCACTCATGCGTTTATAATTCTGCGACTGTTGATTAATCGCCTTACTGTGTTTCTGTTAGTTAGAGAAACCATTGTTTCGTTCTCTCTAAACTCAAAATTCGTACCCGCTTCAACTAACACCGCCTGCTTGATTGCATCCGGTATAGTCGCCGCCGTAAATCCGCTTGTGTAGTTAACCCACACGTTAGCGTCTTGATCTTGCACGTCTGGCCACTCTTGGTCATAGGCGAGCGTTAAATAGGCTCTAGCCTTGTGAACCTTTAGCGCATAAACCGAACTAGACAAAACTTGGTTTGAACCGTCCGAATCAACATAATTGACCGTGATTGATTCCGGGTTATCGCCGTACAATTCCATATCACCAAACGAATCAAAGTAGGCAACGCGAGCAATCTGCGTCAAACCTAACCCTGTCTGGCTCTCAACGAAATCAATAGCCGCATCTAAGTATATTTGCAGTGCCGTATCTTCGTTTGTGTCGCTTATTCTTAAGTGACTTTTAAGCTCTGATAACGTGACCGACATTACTTAGCCTTTGCTTTTGCTTTCGGCTTTGCCTTTACAGCTTCGGCTATACCCGCCTCAATGAATCGCTTTTCTTCTGCGTCACTAAATCGGTCTGTCTCTTCGTTAGGCGCTAGTGCGAAATCACTATCAGCCATGCTTGTTAACATTCTAATCATCTTGTAACTCCAATAAATAAAAGGGGCGACCCGAAAGCCGCCCCGATTAACTAGGCCTGAATTGCGTGAATAATCGCGTTTGAATCCGTTACCTTGCCCTCTGTGCGAGCATTAGCAACATAACCAACTTGACCATTAATCGCATACAACTCGTTTAGACGTTGTACTGTAGTACCTTTACGGTCTGCGATTGTGTAACCTGACAAGTCACCAAAGATCACCGACTTGAGGCCAGTGGTAGGTGCAGGCATAGCACTAGAAACGAGAACTGGACGGCCTAGAATGGTGTCCGGCTGACCCGCAACTAATCCAGGCTGCCAGATAAACTGGCTATTTCCATCGACTAACTTGCGAATGTTCTTGGCTACAGTGTCGTTAAACATCCACGTCGCGCCCATTCGATAAGGACGACCTAGAGCGTGGTAAATATCCATCAATTCAACCGCAGTGATCGCTGTGGCGCTTGCTAAGGTTTTACCCAAAGTTGAACCAACAACGATGCCTGTAGGCTTACCAGAACCGTCACCGTTAACGAAAGCAGCCTCTTCAAGCAACCCGAAGCGCTTGCCGATAACACCAGCAAGATATGCCTCAACATTAAAGAAAGCATCCTGTAGCAACTCTTCAGAAACTTTAACCGCAGTCGCCAACTTGTGAGCGCCCAAAACAACCCGCCCAAAAGCAACATCCGCTAATGTCGCGCCAGCTTCTTCTGCTGTCCAAGCTGCTACGCCTAGACTTGACTCAGTTGGAATATTTCGATCTGAGCCAGTTGTTATAACAGTCGCATATTGACGAATCTCGTTAATATCTTGGCGAGCCGCAACAATCATTGTGTCGAACTCTTCTGGCGTTATATAACCACCTTCTGAGTCCGTACCCACTTGCAAGGCGTTTGAAACTTCACGCGAAAGTGTGCCGGGCTTTTGACGTAAAGCAGAGACAAAAGCATTCCGATATTCTTTGCTTGCGAACTGGTCGCCAGCAGAATCTCCAACGCTCATTTTTACGCTTTGGTCTTTAATTTCACCTAGCGAGTTTTCAATGCTTTCAAGTTTTGCTTCACGGTCTGCTTCAACCTTCAAGCGACTAACTTCTGAATCTAGCTTATTGTATGTATCAAGCTCAGTATCATTAAGGTCGCGCTTCTCAGTCTTTT